AGTTGGCAAGGTATAAACTACACCTGCCGCACGGTCAAATAAGCACAATGCGCCTGATTCATCAGCCACCAGTGTACGTGCTGCCACTGCATCGCCAATGATTTGACGCGCTGCGCCAGTCATTTGAGCCAAGCCACCGCCGTAGGTAGTTTGCTCATAGTTTTGTTTAGTTGTTGAAGCCATGATGTATATCCTTTCAATTAGTTAGTAATGCGGCAAGCCCACTGAGGACGGAGCGCAGCCATACCATAAAGGATATCGATACGCATTAACAACTCATCGTTTCGAATGTCAGAAGCTTGCCATACGCGCAAACTTAAGCCATCTTGAGAACGGCGGACACACTTATTGGCATCATCCATTAGCGGTAAATCGGCTGTGATGAACTGGAACGCTTCTTTGTGATACATCAAGTTCTGAGTGTAGCTTGTGGAAGCACTACCAACAAAGGTCAATGTTTTGCTATTGAAGTCAGAAAGAGCTAAATCTGCACCTGTAGATGTAGAAATGTTTTTCTTTGCACCAGTCAAACAGGTAGCAGGTGAAATTGTCGTAGTTGTACCAGCAGTAACAATTGTGAATTGCTGCAAACTTGAGTAAGCCGCTTTAGTCTCAGGATGGCATGCATATACACCAGCGATAGTGAACACCATGCCAACTGCTTGAGTCGCAGCAGCAATAGTAGTATTCATTACTAAACTTGTTCCACCATCTGTAACACCGGCAGCCGCATCAGTCGTACCAGTAACGTCTGAACCATTTGTCATCGTCCAAACGCGCTCATTCTCGTAGAAATCAGCCATACCAGTGCGACCAATCATACCCTCGCGATATTGTTCTTTGATTTGTTGAGAATCTTGGAACAAACCTTTCAAGCCGTTGACCATGCCACCCATTGTGACAGAATCCATCTGCACACAACGATTACCATCTTTAGGCGCTAAATATTGATTCAACTTAGCGCGAGCCGTGCCTATAGCAACCAAATCAGTAGGAGGCGTACCCGCTGTACCTGCTGTGTTGTATGTCAACTTTGTGCAATACGCCAAGAAATCAGATTCAATGCCCGAGCACAAAGTAGCCACCGCCGGAGCAATGTAGTTCTTCGAGAAGTCATTGAATGCGCCATCTGAATTGACAGATTGAATTAACTCAGCAGAATTAAAGCGCATGTCAACACCATCCTGTGTCGCCACAGTGATAGTTTGGCTTGATTCGCTTTGGTCTTGCACGTCCATGACGCGGGAACCTTGACGACGTGTGTATTGGTTAGGCTCACGAACGCGAAGTGTTGCGCCCTTTTTACCTTTACCGTTGTCTTTGAATGATTCGTCATATTGACGGTCGATTGTGCCGATAAACGACAGTTTTTCATGAGCAATACGTAACGCTTCTCGCGTTACCATGTCAATGACTTTAAATGAGTTTGCCATTTTAAAAATCCTTTATTTACGTTTAATTTGTGATCTGCGCCATGCGTTAAATTCCTCATCTGTCATTTTAGTAGGGTCTTTCTTCACTACGGAAGATGTTCCGCCGACTTTACTAACAGGTTTTGCAATCGCTGCCACTGGCGCGGGGGTTTGTTTCTTCACCAACTGATCATACAAAGCGGCTTTATTGAGAATTGTTGCAAACTGCGGATGATGGATTGTTGCCGAACGTAATAATTCACTTGGCAGTCCATTTGCTATTCCGTAATTCTCTAATTCAACACTCTTTTGATCTGACCAATCTTTAATTTCACGCTTTAAGAACTCACTCGCGTCATGGATTCGCCTAGCAATATTTTGCTGCTCTGCCACTGCTTGTTGTTGTTGTTTTTGCGTCAGACTGCTTATTACATTGTTTTTTTGTTCTTGAAGCTGCCTAAACTGCCGCTCCAATTTCATCGCCTGTAGCGGGTCTTCATCTTGCAATGCGTCCCAGTTTATTTGCGAATACTGAGCAAGTTGTTTATCAATCGCCGTAACTTCCGCGATTTCATTGATAAAAACTTGCTGCAACTGCGCTCTATGTTGAACTTCTTGCGCTTGCTGTTCTATTTGCTTTCGTTGCTCAGCTACTGCTTGAGTCTTCTGCGTATAGTCTGCATGCATCAATCGTTCAGCTTTGAGCTTTTCTGCCTTACTTTTTGGTATTGACAGTTTTAAACCGTCAATATCAACTTCTTCATCCTCTTCGGCAGGCTCCTCAATTACTTCATCATTACCAAGTAACGATTCTTCTACTTGATCATCCGAAGCAATTTCTTCTACTACTTCGGAATCCATTTCTGGTTGTTCCATGTTTTACCCCTAAATATGGCAGGATGCGCCTGCCGCGCTTTACTGCATTTGTTCGTTAATCTGCGGCAATGGTTCGTTAATTTGCTGCTCCTGAGGAACCATTTGCGGCTGGAATAAATCCTGCAATGTTTGCAAAACTACCGCCTGAACTTGTTCCGGGTTCATTCCAGCGCCAGTCACTTTTAAGCGGTTCGTCTCAGCATTGTATTCATCAATACCAAGCTTTCTCGCCTCCATTAATTTATCGTTCTTTTCTTGTTCAAGTTTGGCTTGCGCATCTTGAACCGCTTGTTGCGCTTGCTGTCCTTGCTGCTGCATTTGTTGCTGCATTTGCTGAAGTTGTTGTTTCAATTGGTCAACTTCTGGATTTTGGTTAGCAGGCGATAACCGTTGTAGCTCTTTTGCAATATCATCAGCGCCAGGCCAGTCTTGAGCTTTAGCCAAGTGTGGGGCAATCACCGGAGCGGAAGAAGGGAATGCGCGTAATAGCTCAGTCATGCCATAAGCCGCTTCTTCGCGCTTAGTCTGGAAATTCGGTCCCACATCAACAGTCAAATCATACTTTCCTACCGTCAAATCATAGACTTGCGCCTCGCCTTTTTCGTCCATCATTGCGTCAGGGTTAGGCTGCTGATTGATAGGCACATTCTGAGGTGTTTTGTCATCGCCCATTATGCGGATTACGCGAGCCTTGCCGTACACATGCGGAATAAGGTCAAGCAAAATCCTACCTGTATGACGGATTGCGCGGGCTTGATTGTCGATAAAGTGGAAAGTAGAGGTGTCGCTTTCAGCCTTCCGTGCATTAATCGCACGTCCTGAAGTTTCGTTTGATCTAGCACCTAATGAAGCGTCATAAATACCGATAATCGACTTCATATCATCGGAACTATTTAACGCTTCTTGCATTGCGCCTGCTGGAACACCAGCAAACGGTTGACGTTGTGGCGCACCTTGCGCGCCAGGCACATTATCGTATTCGATATATGGAAGATTGTCTGTATTAGCTCTTGCCCACTTGTCTGCATCTGTATCAAACTGACCTACAACACCGATAAACGGCATTTTAGGAGCCAATGCAACCAGCTCGGTTGTCGTTGTGCGCCAGTAGTTATAATTCCGCTGGGCGTCTTTAGCGTCACGAATCAATGATCTAAAATAGCGCTTACCTTCGACGTTTAATTCTTCGCCGTACACCGGAACGATAGGAATATATTTCCCCGCCCAGTCGTTCGTTTCTAGCACTTCCGCGCCATTCATGATGTGCTGTTTTACTTCGTAGCTCTTAGTCTCACGCGAATTAACTGATTGAATGCCCATCATGCCAAGCATCATTTCATTAGTCATACCCTCCAACTCGGGGACGTCAGCTTTTAGCCATTCTTCGGAAACAATGCGACCGTCGGACAATTGATGAATTGTTTTAGATACTTCTTCTCGCGTCCAATATTCCGCTATGACTAAATCATCGCCAACGCGCCACTGGTCAGACATGCCGGAATAATTATCAGACAGCCAGTCTATTTTTGCTTTGCCTTTATATTTATGCTCGAAATCTTCCTGCGTGATCGTATCAATCACAAAGCAATAATTCCAATCTGAGCTATCCGCGCAATTTGAGCGATGGTCGCGCCGGACGCACAAAGGATTAGACATTCGTTCGATGCATAAATCCATGTCAAACGTGTCGTCATGAGCATACTGCATATCAACGCGCCAATAGCCGATACCACAAGATGCAGCAAAGTCTAAGCCCGTGTCGTAAGCAATATCAGCGTTTGATGTGTATTCGATGTTGCGGATTAAGCCGTTTATGACCTCGGCTGTGCGAGGGTCGGCTTTATCATCTGCGGGGTGAGCCTTGATTGATGGCTTATTGATGCGTCCGTCATTTACTACTTGACGTATAAATGTTGGCATTCTGTTAAATGTTAGGTACGGACGACCAGCGGCTTTACGCTTATCAATCATATCTTGAGGCCATTGCTCAGACAATCGCGCAAAGCGCAAATCATCTAATGCATCTTCTAGATTCTCAGAGTCAGCTTCGGAAGACAGGGAATAGCGCTCAAGGGCTTCCTTAAGCACTTCCTCTTTTTCATGTTGCTTTGATTCTTTGCTTTCGTCTGACATATATTTACCAGCGCTTCACAGCGTTAAGTTATTCTAATTTTACTACATTTTTATAGTTTGCAACAATTATTTTAACCCATCCAGCCTGAAGGTGAAGATGTCTTTCTTTCTCGCGGCTTTGGCTTGATCTTCATTGATACCGCCATATACCTAAACGCATCAGCGCCATGCGATGCCCAATCGTGCAATGGTCTTGTGCTGTATTGCTTTGTATCTTCATCTACCTCATAACGATAATTACGCAAGCATTGAAGCCCATCAGAACACTTTTCTTCGTCAAAATAGCAACTTGCAAAGAATGTTCTTGCCGCTTCGATTCCATCTTGAATACTTGTTTTTGGCGTAACTTGCACTCTATAACCCGCCGCCGTTACTTGTTGCGCAATTGTTCTCTCGCTTGCCAGTAGTTCATTATTGGCATCATGAGGCAACCACATTTCACCATAAACATATCCGCGCTCTTGTATAATTTTTAGATAATGATTTAGTGCAAACCCTTGATTTTCATAGTAATCAATTACTCGATACTCAAAACCAATTTGTTGAGCAAACCAAATTGCTGTCTTGTCTGCCCTGCCTAAATCCCAATACGTATTGACTGGCTTGCTTGCATCATAAGGCACGCGCATAAACCGACCGTCTATCGTTGCTTTTCTTACTTCATTAGCGAATATCGCACCGTCAAGTGTAACTCTACATTTTCCTTCCCACACTGTAAGATATGCGTCAAAATCCCGCGCTTTAAGATCTTCTTTCTCGTCGAGAAGAACTTTTGGAAACCACGGGTTATCTGACCAATTTATTGTTCGGACTATTGAGTTTTTTGGTGGGTTTTTAACAAATCTCTTATAAGTCTCGTCTGCTTCGAGCGACGGGTTAAATGTTATCCATATTTCTGATTCATCTTTACGTATAGTAGGTATCAAGGTATCCCACGATGATTTGGAAACTGTTTGAGCCTCTTCAATCCAACAAATATCCGTGCCTTCGACCGACTTGATATTAGAGATGTTGTGTTTTAAGCCATGAAATGTAAATTCCGTACCGTTTCTACCCTTAATGATATTTTTTTCTGTCAAATCTTCGGGAAGTAGGCGCATTTCTTTAAATCCGCTCTTATAATTTCCGCTTACAAAAATATAATAGTCATCATCTAACCCAGCATAACCCCAATCAGCGGG